AGAACTTCTTGATTGGTAATACTTGTCTAGAAACTGCAAGAAACTATGTACAACACGTAAACAGAACAGTTGAAGAGAACTATCTAGCGCTTGGACTTACATCAGCACAAGCACCTGTTGTAGCCTATATCGACCCTTATTTGTCTACCGATGAACACGCACGTGTATTGTTATACGATGTTGCACACGACAAAGAGTTCATTGCATTTCAAGATATACACATGCAAGTACAGACTAGTTCACAGGCTACACAAATAGGTTGGCCTAAAGAAGCGGTGGTAGAAAGTAGCGATACAAGTAGAACAGAATTACACAAAGTCAACGTTGCATACAATGGTGCTGGTCCAAGTCCGTGGACTACACAAATAGATGTTACAAATGGTTTCTTATCTCAGAACCCATACATACGAAGTACACAACAATCTAAGTTTATCGAGAGCGCTTACGCACATGATTTAGCAAATAGACACACTAGTGATTTAATTGATAGCAGTACCGTTGCTAGTTTGACTACTGCTTTACCGATAGATGGAAGACTCACAACAGGCGCTAGGTTGTATGGTAAGGCGCACGGTCATCATGTGCATACTGGATATTCTTATGGCGGAACAACCAGTGGACTTTCAACAGGATACAGTTTAACGCCTAGAACTAACGATAGTGTTGCTTTGTATAAAATTGCAAATCCGTATCACTCTTTTACAAGAATACCTATTGACCAGTCTGATAGTTTTACTAGCGCTTTGATAAAACACAGAGAAGGTACTAGTACAGGACATACTCTAAGAGACCCTTCTACATTCTTTGATACACCTGATGGTACTAGAGTTATACCAGCATTCCTGTGTCTAAAGGGTATTAGAAGTTCATCTTTAGATTTGGCTAATCATACTGAGAGTAGGTTACAACATCTACCGCAGTGGAAAGATATGGACTTCGTTAGACGTTTAACATTAGATTTAGGCGAGATTAGTCAAAAAGATGGGGTTGTAGATACATTGTCTGCAACAGAAGAGGCTGTTAGATTAATCAATCAACACGCTGCACTAAACGGTAGATTGCTAACTGGTTCAGCACACGACCCTTCACCGTTTTGGAATGTAGATAACGGAGACAAGGGTACACACATGGGGTACATACGCGCTCACATAGGTAGAGAGGTGCAAGACCTAAATGGGGATACAGGATATACTATTGTTATACACAGTACAGTGCCGGGTGCAAGCGGTAGAAACTTTTGTGTGTGGCTTGATAATAGTAAAGGGCAGAGTGTCTATCAACCACAATTCTTAGTAGGACACGGTGGAAGATGGCGTAACTTTTGGGCGTTGCCTGACGAAAGAGAGGGTGAAAATATGCACCCAGCGCCCATGCCATTAAACAAACATGGTAGACCGTTTGCTCCGATTACCACACTACAACAATACGTTACATCGGTAGAAAGCGGTGAAGAAATAGAAAGTGTCGCTGAGTTTGAAGATAGTAGCGTATTGAGAGCAGTGTCTGATTCAATAAGTGGAAAGAGTCACAATACAATAAACACAGAATCTTTAGACATTAAAGGTTCATCGTCTTCATTAGTCAAGGGTTTAAGAGTTGGTAAAAAGGCTATCTCAAGAATAAACTTTGGTGGATTAGTGGCAAGTGGTGTACCCGGATTTGCGCCCGATGCTGGAACTTGGGGCTTTGGTAAAATTGGTGATGATAAGTTCAATAAAAGATACGGCTCATCTGATGTTACCGCATATTCTAGTCATGTACCTACCACTAATGTAGAATCCGATGCAGTAGGTAACGGAGATTTATACGGGTTTAGATTAGAAGATAACGTTGGTAATAACGTAGGTGTAAGATATATTTATCGAAAAGCGGGTGAATCGTTTGCTAATCAAAATACTGTTTTACCAAATACATTAGAAGAAGAAGTTTGCATTTTCTTTGACGATAGAGATGTAGGTCAAGGCGGATTTACCATAGGTAAACACATGCATGGTAGTGGCGATGCTACTGGTAGACTGAAAGCAAAAGGCACTGTAACTGAAACTGCTAAAGATTGGAGAGGTGCAAGATGGAGAGGCGTTAGTACACCGAATGCCGTGGCTCATGTGAGTGCATCGGAAGATTTGAGCGCTAACACATTAACCATAACATTCGACCAAGAGCCTTTCAACGGCGCTGTATTGGAAAGCAATAATACTAGTAATACAAAAGGGGACTTACTAGGATATTTAGGATTTCCAAAAGAAAACGGTATAATACAGATTACAGATTATGATGCGACAGGAACTAGCGGTGTAGCATTAGATGTAGGAATTACTGTATCGTATGAAAGAAGAGAAGGTAATGTCTTTATTGGTTGTAGTGGTTTAATTACAATACCTGCTGAGATTCTTATTTCACCTGTATTAAACTGGACTACCCTTGTTACTGATGAACTGATGGCTGCTGTAACTGCCGCCGCAATAAACGCAGGTAATGAGATAAATACAGAAGAAGGTCACGTATTTGATTGCAGAGAAATGTATGCAACTGATGGTCGTACATTTGGTGAATGGGGCGTGTCGCAAAACGCAATAAGAATCAAAGCGTATAATTCTCAAAGTCCAGTTACACCTCTTAATCAAAGATTCAATGCTAATTTGAAAAGAGATTTCGGTATTCAAGCGGCGCATCTTGAGTTTGGTGAATTAAGAATGAATGAGTATAGTAGTTCTGAAATATACGAGTGGGATTTTGATAGTGCTGTAACTGGTAATCATGGTAAGAGACCGATAAGTAATACGAATATAGATGCGAGTCAAAGTATCGATTGTGGATACATACCGTTTAATCTTTTAGAAATCACAACGGTGGCTTGTGGTCCAAACGCAAACACAGCATCTCCCAATTTAGTCAATTCATCTAATGTAAAGATAGACACTACGCTATGGCGTGAAAACTTGAAGGGTGTACGTTTTACACGTTCATCGGGCGACCACATACTTCCAATGATAGATAATCCGCAAGCGCATTTCCCTGCCGATGACGGTCTTGGTAGTAGTAATCAAAGTAATTGGGGTACTGGTAGCGATAAGTTTGTTTTACTTACTAACGATATGCATTCTTTCTTAATAGCAAGTGGTACTGATGACGATAACCACACCATACAACCAGTTGGTGAAAGAAGAAAAGTATGGTTAGACAATAAAGCCTTCATACAAGTAGAAAGTAAAATCGGTAATTCAAACAATGATAGAAAGTTAAGTTTTGTAATTGATGATGCTAATTCGGATTTCCCAACATCTATGGCTGCTGCTGGAATATTACAACACCATGTAAAGAAAGAGTTCGATGGACTGCGCTCTATCGGTAGCGTATTCTCTGAACCAATAGTCTACTTCCGTGGTGGTAAGAGTAGCAAAGACCACAGTGTGCCGTTGTTCTTTGGTGGTGGATTTAGCGGTGTAACACTCGACGTAAACGATGGTACGCAGAACGACTATTCTACTTTCTACACCCATCCATATTCTACTGGACCGACTGGTGTTACTGGATTACAGAATGCAAATGAAATATCTACGAGTTACGCTATGTTAGACGGAAATGCAATGTTTGCTTTCTTCCCCGGCGCTGCGTTGTGTAATCAACATCGTGGTAGTATTACACCACCTGCATTTAATCAACAGAACATACTAGCACCTGATTTACATAAAAGAAATATATTGTATAGTAGTGGAGAAATTAAAGCAAAGCCCGTACCACTTGTATTGAGGTTTGCCCATCCAACTGCTCGCTACGAAGACCACGTAGATACTAGTGTGGAGAACAAAACTACGTACCTAATATTTGGTCCGGGTCAAGCATTCCCATTTACACAAGAAGTAGCAGATGCAGATAGCGGTAATGCCGCTAATACCAAAGAGCCATTTCCGGGTAGAGTTATCGTAAGCGGTAGCACGTGGGCTTCTATACCATTAGACGAAACAATAGGTAATTCAAGACATATGTTCCCGAATCAAATTGATAATGATAAGTATAATTTTATGCCACCAAGTAAGGTATACTATGACGCTACTGCTGGTTTTCATTGGAAAGCAATGGTAAATTGGGAAAGCCCTGCTGGATACTGTTGGAAGGGTAAGTTCTCACAAAGACCTGAACACGGTAGGCATTACGGTCAGCAATTCAATGACAATACACCGTATGATATTACAGGTACAGCGCAGATAGGATATGACTTAACACATATACATCCTAAGATGCATACACCTACTATCGGATTCGGTATCGCTATGGCGGCAGATACGGTATGGCACATGGATGGTGGTTTCCATCCGGGCGGCTCATGGTTAGACAATCAAATTACATTCAATCCACCACACGCGGGTAAATCTGCCGCTAGAGTATTGAGTAGTAATTGGGAACGTGCAAACCAAATACATCCCACTGCATTTAGAACATCGGGTGTGCTTACGGGGCGCATTCTAGATTACATAGGAAACGGTAGTGAGGCCGTAGCAACGGCAGATGCAAAGATGGAATACATCGTAGTAGATGCGACACGTTGTCAGAACGGTGAAGAACTCGCTACTGTACTAGGCGCTGCAATAAACGCATTCCCCGGCGCTGGGGCACTCAAGTCACTCGGCGGCACACATATGCCATCTATGGGTAATGCAATGCGTCAAGATAGATACGGGTGGATACCGCTTGCTGGCACATCTACTTACGTAAATAATAGCGCTACTGGTAATTACATAGATAGCCCATCGAGTGGTTCACAAACAACATTAGAACAATTACCAGCATCGGGTTGGATTAGATTACATCAGGCAACTAATACTAGATTTGCTTGCTATCATTCTAGAGAAGTTATAGCCGACGGTAGTGACTGGAAAGTTAGATTTTATCTTGCGCCTAATAGAATAAACGGTTTGAATAAAATAGAAGCGCCTGAGGCTTGGGATGATAAAAATAGCAGTAATACATTTACTGATTCAATTGCTAATTCTTATACTCTTTATGTATGGAGCAAAGCAGGTACAATGCGTTTCAATAACGAGAATGTGTCAGCACGGGACCACATGACACAAGTTCACTTCTCAGGTATTGTAGATGCTGTTGATAGAACAAAACCAATAGGTGCAGTTGGTTGGCATGGTGAAAGATATTCTTATCTGAATAGTTTGAAGATAACTAAGAACACAAGCGGTACAGGATATGCCGCCGGATTAGGTGCATACCATGAGATGCTTAATTTCTCACCATACGGAACTGCTGGTACAGTAATGAATGTGCATAGCAACATACCTGTTGTAGCACCTATGCAGGGTAGTCCCGAAAGCACACCTACAATTGACGGTATAGGAAACGCATTAGGTACACATTTAGTTAAATCGGGCTTTTACTCTAAGTTTAATTTACAAAGTGGAAGTAGTGATGGTTTAGGTTGGGATACTTACACTTACAACTTCAATGATACAGATGAAACGGGTAATGCTAATCAATGGGTCGCACCTACTAACTACACTACTACATTACCTAAGGAACTAACAACGCCGCAAGGAGTGTACAGTAGCGCATTCTTAGTTGTCAGTTATGAGTGTGAGAGTTCATTAATTGCAAAGTACGATAGAGATGGAATAACCGCAAACGGTGACTGGTTACAAGTCATAGGACAAGGTAGTAACCCAATCACATATGCTGGTACTACACAATGGGACGAAAGATTTCACGGACAAGATAGATTCATCGCACCTGCAAACGCTGGACCGAATGTAGAGGCTCTAATTGTAGACAATACAACAGTACCTGTTGGAGTCCCTAGTAGCGCTAATTGGGCCGATAGTATTACATCTGATTTGTTTACTACATTTACATTTACTATTTCTACTTGTGATTACAATAATGACCCTACTATTACACATGATGCAGATGATAGAATAGTTGCTGGGTTACATGTATTTGGTGCAGGTATACCTGATGGTGCTACGATAGCCAGTATAAATAGTACAACTAGTTTTGAGTTATCAGTATCTACTGCTAGTGGTATACCTGCTATAACTAACGGTACGCTGACTTTCGTTGATACAGTTTCCGCTACTAATGACCTTTCGTTAAAAAACGCAACACCGGGTCTAAACAAAACAGGTGATTTACTGTTTGACCTAGACCACTCTGTTGGTTCTGCATTACTACATACAGACGATGCAGAACGTAATACATCTGCTGATAAATATGCAGTAGCGCATAGTAGCGGATTCCCTGTCAATTATTGGATGGGTGATGTAAACGCATTACAGATGTATCAAGATTCTGCCGCAAAGAACTTCTCAGTAGAGAACATAGTGTGGAAGAGAATGGATGGCGGTAACCTTAGTATGCCAGCAATCAACGCTCGCGGTCTTGGCGCAGTGCCATGGATGACACGTGTGAAGAGTAACACCGCATACCAAACAGGTGAGAAGATATACGGTAACGTAAGGTTCTCTTTTGAGACCACAAATAGCGCTATGATGCCTATACTACAAGCACAAGAGTTAGCGCACCCCGAACTTATGCGTAAGCACCCATACAAGATTGGTAACGTGTTAAACATACCAAACGAAGAGATACAGTTCCAAAGCATCACTGTAAGAGATGAGACAGGGCAAGTGCACAAGATAGAGGGCGGTAGCCCACTGGGGACTATCATACGTGGATTCCGTATACCTGAGAACAGAGGTGTGAAAGGTAACGCACCTGCGCTTGCTAACAGTGGCAAGATACCTAACTTGAAGGTACAGTTACCTGACCCTAACAGTATACCGGGCAACATAGTTGTACGTTCAGGATTCGACCCAATACAAGCATACCAACATGAAACAATCGGTACAGGCGGTATGATACACCCTGATATGGGTGAGAACCACATAGGACATCTATTCGACAACAGTGTAGCAAGCCCGCGTCAAGCACCTACATATGAGAACCACAATTGGGAACGCATCAATCCAGTAACCTTTGATTCAGAGTTAGGAGCATGGAATGACAACTCTCCATTGCAGACTAGTTATGAGTTACATGACCGCACATTATTCTTCCATGTCACAAAGATGGGGCACACGCATACACATAGGTATCCGACTGTCTATACGCATACAAGTGGTGTAGAGAACGACGTGGTATCTGTAACAGCGTGGGATAGTAGCACAAGCATACTTACCATCGATACAACACACGGAAGTAATATACTCAATACAAACGTCTTTGATGCTGGGTTTGGTACTAAAGAAGATACTCGCAAGTTCCTACGTGTGTACAACCCGACAACCGATGAAGGCGCTGTGTGTACATACATTGCGCAAAGTGATAACACATTAGACGTTGTTGGTGATGTCAACTTTGCCACATTCATGGCAGGTCAAACTGTAACAAATCTAAAGGTAGTGCCTTCGTATTACATACCTGCTGGAAGCAACAGGTTCTTCGCAGCACGTCGATTACGTGACCATGCTGAGGTTAGCGGTAACTCTCCTGATATGGCTAACACGTTGTACTATGTATCAGGACAGACAATAGGATACGACGCATATAGCAAACCTGTGTTGACACCTATGCCATTCCCAAGAATGGGACACCACTTCGTCACCCCAACAATGCCGATGTTACCCGGACACTGGGCGCACCCTGCTTACCAAAGCCTATACAGAAGGCATTTGATTGATTACCAAATGACAAATGGTTTTGTTGATTCTAGTAACTTTGCTAGTTATGCGACTGCTACAAATAATAAAAGCGACATTAACTCTTCATTCAATTTAGATAATAATTTACACGCTATGGACGCAGAGATTAACTTTAGTGGGATAAATGCAGCCCCCAGTGGTCCCAGCGACATACACGGAGGAGCATTCACCCTTATGTTCGAGAGCGGTGTGAAATATGACGGTTACGGTGTTTTAGCGTCATCAGACGGGTCGAGTACAACATTAGCAGCAACAGTAAATAAAGCCGGAGGGCACAGTATTGTACTTGAGGCTGCTAGTGAATATACACAGGGTAGACATTTCCCTGACCCTGCGGAAGTGGGTGCTTACCAAATAGTCATACAACCCAATCTATTCAACAACCAACTCGTAGGCTATCACAACAATGCAACTATGGAATTAACTAGTCAACAGATAAACACGGTTATTGGCATAAAAACGGATAATGGTAATGTAGACCGCACTAAAGGAGGTATGACATTAGTGTTAGCAAAAGCAACACAGGCAGATGTACGTGGTTGTGAAGTATTCATCAATGAAGCAATATTAGATATTAGTAATGACCAAGGTAGTCAATTTACAAACATACCACCGTTGATGTTGTATAATCATGTAGGTGTGCAATTAACAGAAAGCCCTGCGTTTACTAGAAAGGGTTTCCCATATAGCACAATGTTTAGCGATGCGACCCCCGCACACACTTTGCATATACCGTGGTGGAGCATATTACACAAGAATGCAATCAAACATAATGGGTCAGCAGTTTCAGAAGCAACAAATTATAGAAAACTATCTCAATATAGTCCCGAAGATTACTATATGTTTATGAGAAGTACCTTCGGAAGTATAGGAAGTCAGTTAACAATTAACGGATATACTTCTTTGTACTTTGACATATACGATAAATACAATAAAAGTATAAGTCTAAATCCAAAATGTACTGTTGTATCTTTCAATACTAGCGGAACAATAGTTGTAGATAACGCAAATACGTTCCCAATGTATCCTTACTATAAACAAGAAGTGCAGTATACGGGCAAGAATGGAACTATCTATTCTAAAGAACTAACAAGTGTTAGCGGAGATACGGCTGCAACAATCAATATACCCAAAACATTGACATTAGGTGCTAAATCAGGCGCTGATGGTTTTTGGGATAACATATATGATGGTGCAATACTTACTTTAACACATAGTTACAATACATTACCAGCAGGTGAAATACTTACAAATAAACGTAAGAGTGTATTTGCGAATATATTACCTGATATAATTAATGGTAATCAAGATACATATAGTAATCATGTACCTGATGCATTCCTATGTATGTGGCATCCTAACCTTGGTAGACCTAATACATACTTCTCAGATAATACATCTCGAAGTTGGAAAGGTAATGCAGTTAACAAAGCAGCATATAATTCATTACCTGAACATTTTGAAACTATACATTATCACGATTTTACACACGCAATGAGTACAGGTCCATTTGATTTCTTAATTAAGAGACCTAATGTAAGTAAAACAGGTGAAGTGACAGTAGGTAATAGTACACACGATGCTGGTGGAACTAATTTAATGCTTAGTGGATATTGGCCTTGTGGTAGTCGTGGCGGCCCACATGCAAGTAAACTAGACTTATACGGTATGGCATCTATACCATGGAATGTGCATGAAACGTCTACAAGTGCTGATTTTGCCTCTAATAGCAACTTCCAATGGGTAGATGCTGATGATGATGGTAGTTATGCAGTATCTTCGGGTATAACAACTGGGGCTATGAACGGTTATAGAAGAAGACCGTATGGCTACCGTAACGCTGTACGTCAAGCCTATAACAGACCGAGATACGACATTAATAGTGTGCGTGCAATATACGAAGCGGATGCTTCAAGCGCTGCTGGTACTAACACTCTGAACTACGATGCAGGTCCACTTGTACAGACCGAGGCATACAGCAATGCATGGAGCGATGGTAGTAGCAACGCATCTAAACCTACGACATACGTTGGAGTTATGGAGAGGCAAACTAACTTCACAGGAATGTTAAATCAAGACCAAGAGGGTTGGCAAGTAAGATATAGTGACGGTAGAAGGATGACAAGACCGTTTGGTACACCAGTGCGCACAATACGAAATCCAACACGTACTGAAAGAGATTGGTGGGGCGATGAAGAAGGTAAAGGAGAAACAAGCCTATCTGTGGCCTCTCAGTACTATCTGATAGATTGGTGGGGCAATGAGCGTGGAGAGGCTGTAAGACGTGCCCCAGTGCGCGGATTTGGTATTAGACCATCATGGGATTGTGGTGACGCATATGACAACGGTAGCAATACTGCACATGCGCGTATTTGGAATGGTGGTAAGCCTCTATTCAATCTAAAAGGTATAGCCAATTTGACTAATGGAAATATAACAATAACTGACGGTTACACAATACCTCGATTCGGGGGCGTGTTGAATAATGTTAACAACGCTAACACAAATGAATTGGTGGATGTGTTTGCCCCTGTGCATTCATTGCGTGTAGGTGATATGGGTAATGGAAGAGGCGTAAGATATCCAACCGCGTTTAACGAAGAGATTCTCACAGAACTATCGACACCAGTACATAAGACTGGGGTGGTTCTCAGTCATAATACTGCTGAGCCATTGTTCGGAGATGGGTTGTTACGCCCACGTAACGCTGTACTGCAAGCCGATGAAGTCAAGAGGGGTATTAGTTCTAAACTTGGTATAGATGATAATGGGCTACTAAAATCGGAAGCAACGGTCAGTGATAGAATAGAAGAGATAGTTGGTACAAGTGTACACACAGATGCTATTTCGCGCACTAGTCCGAGAATTGGAATAGACGCACAAGTTGTAGAAGGTATAGAACAAAATCACGTAGTCATCAACACAGAAGCACATAGTTTACACACTGATAGAAATGTAGGTCAGAGAGTTATACTAGAAGGTGCAATGCAAATTGAAGGTAGTTTGGCAGATGCAAATTATACAAGTATCAGTTTCTCAAGACAAGGTAGTGGCTCTACGGTTTCTGCCGTTCATAGATACTCACACACTAACGTGTTCAGACCATACGGAGGTTCATACATAATTGAGACGAAGAGTTATGCTGGACTGTTTGACGATACTGGTTGGGGTGTTGCAACTTTAAGCGGTAGTAATCACACAAGTAATCCTTACCAAAGTCCATCTGATGGGAGTGTTACAAATTATAATACAGATACTGTGAGAAATAATGAGAACGATAATATTGTAAAGTTCTTAGTTAGACCAGTAAGAGTTTTAGACGCTAAACACACGGAAGTATATCGCATACACAATTCATTGAATAGCGCATCGCCTCAATACACTCAAAATTACCTACACGCAACATCCGGCGGCAAGTATGGTATATTCACATACGAAGTGGAAAACGGTAGAACACCTAATACGAATCTATCAAGAAGCGGTCTACCCGACGGTAACGGCCCGTATCTTCCTATATTTGTATTCGACCATACTGCTGCATTCACTACACCACTCAGTTATGGACCAAAGTTACTAGGTACGGGTGTAAGCGGGTTTGATAACACAAGTTTGAAAACTAGCGTATCTAGAATTATCATAAGTGAAAACACACTACAACATCATCGCTCGGATGCAGCGAGAAGAAGGCAAGAAGAAGACACAGACGATGAACTCAAGAGAAGCGACTTTGCTGTAAAACCTAGATTTAGCCAGTCATTACACAATAAAGGGCACAAAGGTGATGTGGACTTCAATGTCACAGACCATAGCGGAGATGGTGCGTGATGGGTCTTATCCAATCGTCAAAAGGTAGGTTTGATGAAACCTTGACAAATGTAATGAACGATATTAGACAACCAGTGTTTGTAGATAACGCTGTACATTACGCAAAAGTAGAACCAAGAAGTGCGGGTAAGACTAGAGTTACTATTGAAGCGATAAACGCTGATAATTACGATTTAGCAACAGAGCGTACATATTCTTTAGTTGAATCTGAATCTAGTATTATCATTACGCATACTGAAACTGACGGGCATTCGCTGAAAAGCGATATATGGTCTAGTAATGGTAAAAATAAGGTTACAGATTTATTGTATAGCGAAGATAACCCAGTAAACCGAATTATGAAGAGTACAGTTACTTCTACCAGCAATGGTCTACAATTAGATTTACGCAACATGAAAGGTCGCACTTTGAAAGATATAGGTTTTAGAGATGAAAGAGTACATCTTGCACAAGGTATAGATATTGGATTTAGAACTACCGATTTAGCGGTTAGATTAGCACAAAATGTGCCTGATGCAATTACTGCGGTAACAACAGGTTCACACATTACAACTACTAGAGGTAGCAATAATAGACGTAAGATAAGTAATACATTCTTAGCGTCTGATTTCTATGGCATTAATCTAATTACAGCCTTACGCTTTGTTTCTAGACATGACAATCGTGTGACTATGATGAATAGATACGGTGTGTTAAATTATGTGCCTTTTAATCATGCAGACGTGAGTAGAAAAATAGCAGGTAACATACGCTTTGGTCAGAAGAAAACTAACCCTATTGAGAATATAGAAAACCGCGTCACAGTGCAAGGTAAACAAATAGCATTAAATGAAGACTTGATTCTTACAATGGATGATAGAAGTAGACAACAGAGTAAATACAATACAGATGTACTAGAAAGTGTAACTCCTATATTTGATGAATCTATTACGAGTATATCACGTGCAAAAACAGTTGCAAGGCAGATATTGAAAGCAAATGCGTCTACAACAGGCTCACTACAATCTAGAGGACATCCTAATTTATGGGATGCGAGACCGGGCGATATAATAGAATATGATGGTAAAAGATTGACTATACTGGAAGCACAACATAGAGCAGGTAGTGCTTTGAGTGATTTTACTTTCCTCAGCGTTGAATCGGGATTAGAAGGAGTCTTACAGGGTATAGAAAGTGGAAGTGTGTCATCATCATCAAAGAGAAGACCGGATAAGACAAACCAAATTACAGATGAGAACTTTTCATTCTTTGATAGCCTAGAAATAATAGTAACACCGACAATTACAGTTACTGAATTATCACACGCTGGCTTCTTAATTGGCCGAAATAGCGAAAGAGGGGTATTAGGTGGGAACAATGAAACTATCGGACTCATCGAAAAAGAATCTACAACAATAGAGGGGGAATCATAATGCCAGCAAACGACCATTTGAAACGATTAGTGATAGAAACAATAGCAGATAACATCAATGAAATGGTTATTGGTTTTGATAGCACACCTGCTACAAGTAGCGATGGTAGTGCTGGTAGACCAGCGATAACAATAACGCCTACTGTACGCATTATGGATAATTCAACATTACTTGTAGAAGGTAATTTAACAACAGCAAACGCATTCGACGAAACGCTCAAAGAAGTGTTCGTGCAATTAAGGGGTTCAAGCGGATTCACCCCTATTACAAGACATGTTTTCAATCCGATAAAAAAAACATCGACAAACGAAGTAGTAATCCAATTAATGATAGAGGTAAAGTGATATTATGGTAGAAAACGTCATTTCAGGGCACACGACAACATTGACTGATGGAGATTATATTCTCTCTCCATCTTTAACTAATTTATTTGAAGGCATACACGGTAATGGAATCTTGATGTATGAAGATACAGCAACAGGTGATAGCAATAGAAACGCTAAGGCTACAAGCCCCGGATTTGTTTCTGATAACGGTACTAACTCTATCGTAGTAAGAGGTGGATATGCTGTATTAGACGGGTTAATCATACCTTTCGGTAACATAGCCGCAGGTGCAACACACACCATTACACTACAACAGAGTACTATTGAAGGTAGTACATCTGCGTTAACTAGCGGTCAAACTTGTCTGTTAGTTGTTTATGCTTGTAGTGATACAGAATCTCCGAGATATGGTATCCACATAGAACAGGGTTCTCCTGTATCTACCGGATTTCCAGTAACGCCTGAAAGTTTCTTGAGTGATACAAGCGGTCTAAATGGTGGCCTGAACCTTGCATCTAAACAAAGCACAGCCCTTGCAGTTGTGAAATGCGCTTTCAATGCGGGCGCTGGAGATTTAGATATGGAAGTAACCGAAGTATACGATGTGCGTACATTCGTAAAACCTAGCCCTATTTATTTCAGCCCAATGACTACTGGTTCTCTTGGTAACCAAACAGGTAGAATTGACTCGACAGCAGACCTTGACGGTATGCATGGTGGTGGAGATGAAGTCGGGGGACTATCAACATCCAACTTTGGTGGCATGTGGATGTCTTACAGTCACGGTACGGATGGCTCAGATGGAGACCATGTGTTGTACTTTAGCGGTAAACAAGGTGGTACGAGAAGAACACACAGAATCGGTCCAAACAAAATTAGTGTATTGAATACTGCACAGGATGTTAGATTTGATGGTCCAAATATTTTCAATACAACACCTAGCGGTACTATTAATTTAACACCCACTGGTACATTTCCTCCAAGTCATATGATTATAGTTAACAATGCTGCAACAGGAAATAGTAACATAGTTGTATTTGACCCCAATGGTTTGAGTAATGGCTCTGATACTGACGGTAATGTTAATGCGGCATCCTCTGCTATATTCGTTTACAATGGTACAGCGTGGGTAAAAGTATTCGCAACATCATCAGCAGTAGGTGCGAGTGGTTCAGCAGGTGCTATACAGATAAGTGACGGTAGTTCATTCTCTAACGATGCGCAACTGACATTCACCACCGCGAGTAACACACTCAACGTAGGCGGTCCGATAACTA